AGAAGAAGCATATGCAAAAAGAGCAAACTTGGGTGGGTGGAAAGAAGAAGTATTTTACTCAGTGTTTAGAGTAGCAATTTGTAAACTACTTCAGGAAAAACCATGGCCTGATGCACAAGATACTATGCTCCAAGCATGGAATATTAAACCAGACAGGGCAGAGCCTTTATATCAAATTGCTAAAGTTCATCGGATGAATGGTAATCCGCATCTTGGTTATTTGTTTGCAAAACAAGCAACTGAAATACCTTATCCCAAAGATGACATTCTGTTTATTAGTGATGATATCTATAAATGGAAAATCCTAGACGAATTTGCCGCCTCAGCATATTATATGGGTGATTATCATAATGGTTATCAAGCAAGCAAAATTCTAATTGAGTTGTTGGAAAACGGAGAAGTTCCTGAAGAACATAGACAGAGATTCTATGATAATATTACCTATTATGAATCCGCTATAAAGGAAGAAGAAAAAAAGAAAGAAGAATGGCTAAAGTCAAAAGCGGAAAAAGAAGAGGAAGAAAGACAAAAGAAATTACAAAAGATAAAAAATCAACAAAATAAAAAGAAAAAGAAGAAGAAGAAGAAATCTAAAGTATAAATAATACTTAGGAGATTACATATGGGTAGAGCAGGAAATTACGACATTATAACAGAGCAGGGTTCAGATTTTTCTCTTTATTTACAATATCTAGAAAATGCCGGGACTGGTGTTACCCTCAATGCATATCAAGCAAGAATGCAAGTAAGACGGTCAACAATCGATACTGAAACTCTTTTATGGGTAACTGGTTCAACGTTGGTAAACTCTTCTACATCTCATGCTAGGTCTGTTACAGGTGGAGGCTCTACTGGCTCATTCACCCCCACCAATGCAACTGCTGACCAAATACTTGGTACAGGTGGGATAAAATTAGACGTTTCGTCTGCGGGCGCATCTGGTACTACAGGTGGAATATTAGTTACGATTGGTGCTGATACAATGGCTAATGTACCCATTGGTAGACATATCTATGATTTAGAAATCAATAGCGGGTCTTCAGCAGAGAAGATTATCAAGGGTAGATTTGAAGTTCAAGGTGAGGTTACTAGATGACCAAAGTAAAAATATATGACCAACAACCACATAAAGTAACCCCAACTGGTCAAAACCAAATCAAGGTAGTTAAACAGCCAAACCAAGTTAAAGTTGTTAGATAAATTGACTTAACTCAGCCTTTCTGGTATAATACTTTTATACAAAACTGGAGATTTATACTATGAGTGACACTGTACCAACATTAAAATACTATCGAACACACAATAACGTCATCCCACCAGAATCGGGAACTGACGAGGCGGCCTGCTATGACCTGCACTCTCACTTGTTTTGTGTTAAAGACTATGACACTTCACCAAGGAGTTTTGAAGAACTCGGTCGTGAAGTAACAATTATTACACCAGATAATGTTGCAACAGATATTATTCCAAAAAAGCAACCCCTTGGATATCATGGTATGCAACATACTTATACAATCACAATTCCTGCACACCACAGAGCAATCATACCAACTGGTATTGTATTTGATATTCCAAAAGGTTATTCAGTCAGATTGCATCCACGTTCAGGTCTATCAATTAATAAAGCATTTATTGTAGCGAACTGCGAAGGTGTTATTGACTCTGACTACTTCCATGAAATCAAAGCACTTATGGTTAATAACAGCGACGAAGATATTGTTATCGAACACGGTGATAGAATTTGTCAAGCAGAAATTGTAAAATGTGTTGAACACATACTAGAAGAAACCTTAGACGAACCGCAACAACGTACAAACAGAGTAGGTGGTCTTGGTAGCACTGGAGTTAAAACTAATGCTTGATGGTATTGCATTTATGGTATTTTTTATAGCGTTGTCCTTGTGTGCTATTTATGGCGCCTTTACTGAAAAAGATTAATATATGAACCAAAAAGAATTATTAGAACATCATAAGCAAATTTGTGGTGATGCTTATGAGTTAATGAAAAAGAAAAATCATGATTATGCGGGTAAAGATGGAACTACACCGTTTGCCAATTTTGAAAAAGCAGAAATGATGGGTCTTTGTAGCACAGAGTCAGGAATGATGGTAAGAATTTTAGATAAAATCTCTAGAATAACTACCTATATTGATGCGGGTGAATTAAAGGTAGAAAACGAAGGTTATAACGATGCTGTTATTGATTTAGTTAATTACTTAGTCCTATTCAGTGGATACATTAAGTCAAAAGACAAAAAGGCACCGAAATTTCCAAAAAGAGCCGGTTGACATACAAAAGCCCTAATGGTATAATACAGTTATGAGTGAGCGATTCTATACCGATGTACTAACTAGGGGTAACAGTATCCTCTACAGGGGTTACGATGAAAATGGTGACCAAGTTAAATATAAAGTTGACTATAACCCCGCTTATTTTGTACCAACACATAAAGACACAAAATACAAAACACTAGATGGTACTCATGTAGAAAAAATCCGTACGGGTTCTATTAGAGAATCTATGGATTTCTTTAAACAATACTCAGGTGTTGGTGGGATGGAAATTTATGGAGATATAAACTATCAATACCAATTTATAGGTGAAGAATTCTGTGGTGAGGTAAATTACGATATTGATAAAATCAAAGTAGCAACAATCGATATCGAAACCACATCAGAACACGGATTCCCAGACATGGAGAACCCAATTGAAGAAATTAACGCAATTACTATTAAGATGGACGGTGAAACTTACAGTTTTGGTTTGGGTGATTTTAATGTTTTGGGTGTTTGCTGTTATCCTTGTTCTACCGAAACAGAATTGATTGACAAATTTTTAGACTTATGGGAGCAATTAAAACCAGACATTATTACTGGTTGGCACGTTAGATTTTTTGATATACCATATCTTCATAATAGAATTAAACATATTATGGATAAAAAAACTGTGAAACGTCTTAGTCCGTGGGGTGTGATTAAAGAAGTACAAATTCACAGACAAAACAGAATACAAAAAATATTCAACATTTATGGTATTGCTGTTATGGATTACCTTGATTTATATTCAATGTTTACTTACGTCAACCAAGAGTCTTACAGTTTAAATCATATCTCGTATGTTGAACTTGGTGAAAAAAAACTATCCTATGATGAATATGACTCTATTACCGAATTTTATAAGAATGATTTCCAGAAATTTATGGAATATAACATTAAGGACGTGGAACTTGTTGTCAGACTTGAAGAAAAACTGAAACTGATGGAATTAGCAGTCGCTCTTGCTTATTCCGCTAAGGTTAACTTTGAAGATGTATTCAGTCAGGTGAGAATGTGGGATTGTATTATTTACCACTACCTACTTGAACATAACATTGTTATCCCACCAAGAAAAGTGGAACACAAATCAACAAAATATGAAGGTGCTTATGTTTTAGAACCAGTAACAGGGATGCATAACTGGGTGATGTCATTTGATTTGAACTCACTTTATCCTCACTTAATAATGCAATATAATATTAGTACCGAAACCAAGTTAGCACACTTTAATAATCAACCTACTAGAAAAACTATTAGTGTTAATGGTATACTTGAAGATAACAAATTTACAAACAAATTTATGAAACCTTGGAAAGAAGCAAACCTTTCTATTGCTGCCAACGGTGTGCTATTTGACAATTCCTATAAGGGGTTTTTACCCTCTCTGATGGAAAGATTATATGAAGAGAGAAAAATCAGTAAATCAAACATGATTGAAGCACAGAAAAAACAACAAGAAATCCCAAAAATGAACATGCCCACTGTGGGTAGAGGTGCTTTGCATAATAAACTAGAAAATGAAATTGCGAAATACAAAAACCAACAACTGGTAAGAAAAGTACAACTTAATTCAGCGTACGGTGCTATTGGAAACCAATATTGTCGATATTATGATGTAGAAATTGCTGAAGCAGTAACGATTTCTGGGCAACTTAGTATCCGATGGATTGAGAACAAATTAAATGATTTTTTGAACGAAACATTCAAGACAGAAGACTTTGTTTATGTTATCGCTTCTGATACCGATTCTGTTTATATTCGGTTTGGGGATGTTGTGAATAAAATTTGTCCCAATAAGACGAAGCAAGAAGTGGTAGACCTCCTCAACAAATGTGCAGAAGAAATTATTGAACCATTCATTAACAAGAAATACGATGAATTAGCGGAGAAGATGAATGCTTTTGATAATAAGATGTTTATGAAGAGAGAAGTTATTGCAGACAAGGGTATATGGACTGCAAAAAAGAGATACATTTTAAATGTCCTTGATAATGAGGGTGTTAGATATGATGAACCGCAAATCAAAGTTACAGGTATTGAAACAACAAGAGCATCAACACCTGAAATTGTTAGAAAAGAACTCAAAAAGGCGATTAATTTAATATTGACCACCGATGAAGACACAGTAATTGATTTTATTGATGAATTCAAGACTAAATTTTTCTCTTTATCACCAGAAGATATAGCATTCCCTAGGGGAATTAGAGGTCTTGCTAAATATGAAGACGGAACTAGAATCTACGCAAGCGGTACACCGATTGCAACGAAGGGTGCGTTAATTTATAATCATATTATTAAGAGAGAAAAATTAAATAAAAAACATCAATTAATCAGGGAGAATGATAAGGCAAAATTTGTGTATTTAAAAACACCAAATACCATTAGAGAAAGGGTAATAACCTTTCCTAATGGATTACCCAAAGAGTTGGGGTTATTAGAGTATGTGGATTATGATATGCAATTTGAAAGAGGCTTTTTAAGACCTTTAGAAATGATACTCAAGACTATAGGATGGCAAAATGAAAGAAAATCCAACCTTGAGGACTTGTTTTGTTAGTGCCTCTGAGGTATAATAAACAAAATGATGGAGAAATAATAAATGTCGAGTAACAGTTTTTTAGATTCAATTATTAAAGACTCAGGTAATGAATACGCAGGTATTGTATCAGATGGAGTGGAAGGTAGCGATGTCACAGGATTTGTAGATACTGGTAGTTTTGCTTTAAATGCTTTGTTATCAGGTAGCATCTATGATGGAATGCCAGACAACAAAATCATTGCACTTGCAGGTGAGTCAGCAACAGGTAAAACTTATTTCGCTATTGATATATGTAAAACATTTTTGAAAGATAACCCCGATGGGATTGTTTTATATTTCGACTCTGAACAAGCAATTACCTCTCAAATGATAAATGAAAGAGGGATGGACCCAAGTAGGGTTGCTATTTTCCCAGTTGCTACTGTTGAGGATTTCAGATTCCAATGTATAAAAATAGTAGACAAAGTTTTAGAACAAAATAAAAAAGATAGAAAACCAATGATTATTGTACTGGATTCACTTGGTATGTTGTCTACTAACAAAGAAATGACAGACACCGCAGAGGGTAAAGACACAAGAGATATGACTAGGGCACAAATGGTAAAATCGACATTTCGTGTTCTTACTCTAAAATTAGGTAAAGCACATATACCTCTTATTATGACTAACCACACATATGATGCAGTTGGTTCGTATGTTCCAATGAAAGTTATGGGTGGAGGTTCTGGTTTAAAATATGCCGCCTCAACAATTTTATATCTTTCAAAGAAGAAAATCAAAGATGGTACTGAAATTGTGGGTAATATTATCAAGTGCAAACTTTTCAAAAGCAGACTCACAAAAGAAAACAAACAAGTTGAAGTAGAACTTAACTACGAAACTGGATTGAATAAGTATTTTGGTTTAGTAGACCTAGCAACTAAATATGATATTTTTAAAAAGGTATCCACAAGGATAGAATTACCAGACGGTCGGAAAGTTTATGAAAAGAACATCAACACTGAACCTGAAAAATATTATACAAAAGAAATATTAAGTCAAATAGATAAGGCTGCAGCCGAAGAGTTTAAATATGGAAGTAGCACAAATATTAACCAAAAAACTGAATTGCTAGAAGAAAATGGGTAAAATCGAATTACCAGAATACAGATTTGCTGAAAACCCAAGTGATGACAAAACTGGTGCAATTCGCATATCTAATGGTAAATTTAAAGGTTTTACCTATCAATACGGTGTTGTTAGTCTTGATGAAGTGAACGGTTCACTTAAAGTTAATTTTACATATGATGTAGTTGACAATGAAAAGTGCCACCCAATAAATCAAGAGTTGACTAACATAATGGGTGGTATTTTAACAAAACTCATTAACGAAAGATATGATGATGGAAGCGACTACAGAAATAATTATCCTGACAAATCTGATTCAGAATGATGTTTATATGAGAAAGGTTATTCCTTTCTTAAAAGAAGATTATTTTTCTGACAGAATTGAACGTAAAATCTTTGAAGTTGTAAAAGACTTCACTGAAAAATATAATAAAGCACCAAACAAAGATGCTTTATCTGTCTGTTTATCCAACTTGACCAACGTTTCTGAATCTGAATATAAAGAAGCAAAGGAAATAGTAAGGGAAATTACAGTTAAGAATGAATCTTCCCCAGACGATAAGTGGTTATTGGACACAACAGAATCGTTCTGTAAAGACAAATCAATTTATAATGCAATCTTAGAGTCAATACAAATTATTGATGGTAAATCTGAACAAAGTAAAAACCACCTACCCACACTTCTACAAGAAGCACTTTCAGTTTCATTTGATGTATCTGTAGGTCATGATTATATTGAAGATGCTGAAGATAGGTACGATTTTTACCATAAAAAAGAAGATAAAATCCCATTTGATTTGGACTTTTTAAATAAAGTTACCAACAATGGTACTCCACAGAAGACACTTAATGTCATTCTAGCAGGTACTGGTGTTGGTAAATCTCTGTTCATGTGTCATCATGCCGCTAACTGTCTTACACAAAACAAAAATGTATTGTATATTACCTGTGAAATGGCAGAAGAGAGAATCGCAGAACGAATCGATGCTAACTTAATGGACATCACCATGGATGAACTACGAGAACTTCCAAAAGAAATCTATGCAAAGAAAATATCAACAGCAACAAAAAAGATTGATGGTAAGTTAATCATCAAGGAATATCCAACTGCAACAGCAAATGTAAACCATTTTAGAGCATTGTTAGAAGAACTTAGTCTGAAAAAGAAATTTGTACCAGACATCATATTTGTTGATTATTTAAATATCTGTGCGGCAGCAAGATTTAAAAATGGTGCAAATGTAAACTCCTATATGTACATAAAGGCAATAGCAGAAGAATTGCGAGGTCTTGCAGTAGAAAATAACGTACCCATATTTACAGCAACTCAAACAAATAGAGGTGGTTTTGCAAATACGGATGTCGGTCTTGAAGATACTAGTGAATCATTCGGTCTGCCTGCTACTGCTGACTTCATGTTTGCGGTCATTGCTACAGAAGAACTAGATGAAATGAATCAAGTCTTAATAAAACAACTGAAAAATAGATATAACGATACCGCTATTAATAGAAAATTTGTGGTGGGAATCAACAGGTCTAAAATGAAACTGTACGATGTGTCTAAGGGTGAACAAGCAGATTTGGTATGCTCTGGACAGTCTACATACAGTAGAGATGACTTGGATGAGAAATTCAGTAAACGAACTGATACTAAAGTCGGTGAACCATTTTCTGATTGGAATATTTGAAGGAGATAAACATGAACGAAAAAGAACTTAAAGACTGGGCGGATTGGGCAAATGCATATGAAACAACCATGGATGAAGAGAATGGTGCGGGTGAAAAAGGTACTGATAAACTAAAAGATAAGTATACTAAAGAAACACCAGGCCAAACATCGGATGTAGATAGTAAGGATTCCTCACAAAAATGAGTATGATTGTTGATAAAAAATTTATCAACCTAATTTCAATTGAACTTAGAAATTTCAAATGGAAAAAAGAATCTCAGGCACAATGTTCATGTCCGATTTGTGGTGATAGCAAAAAAGACGCAAAAAAAGCAAGAGGTTATTTTT